AGCTTCACAAGCTGTTTCACCGCCTCCTCAACCAACCGCTGCAAGTACCACGTCCCGAGTTGCGAAGTCTCCTGTTGTACTCCCGTGTCGCCCCGGGCGTCCGTCACGTTGCCTTGGAGAATCTGCAAGGACGCCAGGGCAATGCCGGTCACAATCTCCGTCTGCTTGTCCTGCTCAAAGCTCTTGTAGTCCGTCTCGTTCGCCGTGGTCATGGCGATAGCTTCGATCTTCACACCCTCGGGCACCACGGCGAAGTCCGACGAGCTGAGTTGCCGAAGGGCCGCCTCAAGCTGGTCCTTCTCGTCGGGACTGTTCGCGTCATACGTCCCGACGATCCGCCCCTTCGTCCGCTTCTCGTGGTGGAGTGCCCGCAGCTTGCGGATTGTGTCCAGCATCCAGTACGCCGAATAGCTCGCCCGGAACGCGGCCGTGCCGAACGGCTCGCCGAACACAGGCATGTACTGGGTGATGACAAAATCGCCCGCGGGATACTCCGGCTGAGTCGGCTCGCGTGTCGCCTTTACCGTGGTGATGTTGCGGAACCGGTCGCCGATCAGCCGAATATGGTTAACGTCCCTCGCCACGCACTTGGACGGCATGACCTTCCCCGCCCACCGGCCCGACGCCGCGGGCGGGGCGTTGACCGGTTCGACCACGCTGATGCCGTCCGGCCCGAGGGGCATCGCAATCGTCATCGCCAGCCCGGACATGCCGCCGGGCAATTCCTCGATCCAGTGCCGGGTGAACTCGGCTTGCAGAATCGCGTTCGCGTCTTTCTTGTCGTGCGGCGTCACCGAATGGTCTTGGCTCGCCACCGCGAAGACTTGGCTCGTCCATGCGGCCTTGACCCACGGGTCGCGCAGCATCTGCCGCATCGCGTCCCGAATCGCCGCCGTGTCCGCCGTGGCCGAATCAACGTAGGGCAGGAACGTGATGTTCGTGCCGATGCCGTACCCGGCCGGCACCTTCTCGCCGTAGCTCCGCCGGGGCCGGTCGTCGGGTGCCGTCGGCGTGGTCGGTTGTACCGCCGTGACCGCGGTCCGGGCGGCGGGATTGAACCCGGGGAACAGCCTGCCGAGTGTCGATAGGACGCCCATAGTCACAGTGTCCCGCGGACTGTTGCCAGCCGGTCAGTCGGCAAACGTCAGCTTGTCGCCGACGACGATATCGCCGTCCTTGATCGGACCCCGCTTGCCCGTCAGTTCCGCGAACGCATACGCGGCCGCGTCCACTTGGTCGTCGTGGTTGCCCACCGGGAACCGCGACAACTCACCGAGAAACGCATCGTTCCACGGGCCGCGGACCAGGAACACGTTCCCCGCTTCGGCCTGACTCGCCAACGGGCCGGCCCGGGCTGCCTTGTTCGTCGTGGGCTTGACCGCCTGCACCCGATACCCGGCCAGTGCCTTCACGACTTCCGCCACGGCAAACTTGCCGCCGCTCCCGCCTTCCTCCTCAAACCGGATCGGTACGTCCTTCCCGTCGCGGTCCGCCGTCGCCCGGATGAAGTCGATCACCCCCCGCGGTGTCGAACGGGTGCGGCACACGTCCAGCACAAAGAACCGGCCGTCCTTGTCCCGGCCCAGCAACGCACCCGCCGTGTAGTCCGGGTCGTTCCCGAGGCTCGCTTCCGTCGCGGCCAAGTCCCACGCCCGGACACGCCGCAGCCCCGCCGGTGCCGTGTCCAGAATCTTGCCCGCGAACCATTCCCGCTTGAACAGCCCGTCCGATGCGACGATCTTCCAGTTGCCCCGTAGCAACCGCTCCCGCTCTACCTCCGTCTGTGCCAACAGCTTGCCCTTGTACCCCGTCCCGGCCAGTTGCGGCGTGTCGTCCAACGATGACGGGATGAACGCGACGGACAGCGGTTCGGCCTCGGCGGCGAAGTCGGGGAACGCGGCCTTCGCTTCCGACTTCGATGCAAAGAACGTCGGCACGTCGTTTTTGACGTACATCCACCGGATGACGCCCGACCGTTCCGGGATCGCGTACCCCGTCGCCGGGTCGATCCACCACGCCAGGAACCCGGCAAGCCACGATTCCGCGTCGGGGTTCGTCGTCAGCCGCATTTTCGTGCGGATGCCGGTCTTGGACCGCATACGGGAAATCAGGTAGTTGACCTGTTTCCAGGTGAAGTGTGTGGCCTCGTCGAACCCGATCCAACCGAGTTGCGAACCCTGCCAGTCCAACACGTTCTTGTCGTGCTGCATGTGCCGGAACGCCAGCTTCGCCCCCGTCGGGAACGTGATGGTCAGGTTGCTTTGGTTTACCCGCATCCGCTTGCCGTAAATCGACGGATAGAACTCCATCGCCTCGTCCCACAGCCCGCCGCCGGACGTGATTTGTGGGGACGTGCGGCGGAAGATGACCGCCCGGAACCGTGGGTTATCAATGTGCCTTAGCAGGTCCATCAGCGCGCCGCGGGTCTTGCCCCCGCCCGCCGCCCCGCCGTAGATACAGATGTCCGCGTCGCATTCCAGAAATGCCGTCTGCGGCCCGGGGTTGGCGGCGTACTCAATCTTCGCCGACGGGCTTTTTAGGCGGCAGGACGATTGTTCCTTGAGCATCCGCCCCGCCGCCTTCATCATCGCCCGCGCCGTGGCCACGGTTGCCCCCCTTCAAGAACTCGGCAAGCGTCCTCCGCATTTCGGCGAGTTCGCGGGTGTTGCTGGCGAAGTGATCCGGGTATCGCCGTTCCAGCCACCACGCCCCCGCGGTCCATTGCGGCGGGGCCAGTTTCTCCGTCGTCTTGACCGTCGTCGTGCCGTCCTTCTTCGTCGTCGTGGTCGTCACCCGCTCGACGATGGTGCCGCCTTGGCTCGCCTTCTGGATGACCGCCACGTTGCGGGCAATCGCCGCGGCCTCGGCCTTTTTGAAAGCGTCAAGAAACTCGGTGTATCTCGGGTGATTCTTCCGCCCTTTGGCAAGCCAGGACGCAAGTGTGGCGTAGGTCACACCCGCGGCCGTGGCGGCGTACTTGAACGGCACGCCGGACGAAACCCGGTCGAGAATCGCCTTCTGTGTCTCGGGTGTCAGTTTCGGCCGCCGGCCGCCGGGCACGGGTCACCTCTTAAGTAGAAGCTTAGACTATGCTCATGCGGCGAGCGTCGTCTAATCGCTTGGGTCCGACATACTCAAAACCGGCAGTAAGGCGGGAGGTGGCGCGATTAAAAAGCGCGCCACCTCCCGCCTTAGCGTTTGTAAGTTTTCCGGCAGTCGTCCTGCTAGGCTCGCGTATCATCTTCCATAACGGCGAGTTTGCCCGATATCGTATCATGGCCGGATTGGCAGTAGTGCTACGATACGGCCTGTTCATGCACTTCATCACTCCGGCCACAAACTCCGACAATGCGTTCCCGATGCCCACGCCTTGAAAGTCAGGCAGGCATACTGTGCGATGCTCTCGCCATGTGCTTACTTTGCCCGGTGAACACAAAGCCGCCGTAAATGCAACAGGACGCCCATCCCAGAACGCACAGAAGCATTTTGCCGCTTTGTTTAACGTCGTGTCAAGATAGTGATGATGCTTGAAGCACTCCCAAGCGGACGAATGCACCCGTTTAATTTCGAGCGTAATTTCGGGTCGCCGAAGCGACCTCCGAGCAAACTCGCCGCTTGGCATTTCGACCACCCAATCCGGGCACAGCCACTCTTCCACGTCAGCGTGGCAGGTCACTGCGACGAACTTTTTCCCCGGCGTGCGGCGAACCGCCTTCGCCACCGCCGCGCTACCGATCTTAGCGACGGTCCTATCAACCACGCTGGTGAACTCATCTACCGCAACCACCGCCCGCGTATCAAGCAGGGCGCGAGCGAGAAACGCCCGGAATTGCTCTCCGTTGCTCAACGTGCGGAACGGTCGCACCCACGCTGGCGGCGTGCTGAACCCGACGGACGACAGAGCCGCCGTAATGTCCTTGATGCTCAGTCCGGCCGGGAAACCGTCCACAACTGCCTTGTCGTCTGGCCAGTCGTATCCACTTACCAGCGCGTCGGCGAACGCGGTACGAGCCAGGGTCGACTTGCCTGACCCGCTTGGCCCGACAATTAGACCAACCTGCCAGTCGAACGTATCGAGCGGCAAGTCTACCGACCACTTGCGTTCGGCACGATTTGCGGGCGGAACGTCGAATAGTCCGTTCAGTTGCTGCACTCGTGCCGTCTGCACGACCGGCGAACCGACTACGAGATCAACGAGCGGCATCGGTAGCCCTCCCCGCTAAACTTCTCAAGAGCTTGGGATTGCTCCGCTTCGCTGTTAAAGTCAATGAGTATTTGATATTGCTCAACTACGGCATCGACCCCGGCTTGTTCAGCCGCATCGTCGGCAGGTATTGTGCCCGCGTCCTTCGCCAACTCTTCCAGCATTCCCGCCACGGCCGCGTTCGACGTCTGCACTTCCCGGAGCAGTTCATCGAGCTTCGCGGCGTCCGTCTCGGCCATCGCCCCGATGCTATCGTAAGTGGCGAGAACCGTCTTGGCTTCGCCTTCACTCAGGTCCGTGATAAGGACCGGCACTTCGGCCGCCCCCATCGTTTCGAGTCGCAAGTGCCCGTCGATAGCTTCGAGGGAGCCGTCCGGCAGTTCTCGGGCAAGGATTGCCCCCGCAAACCCGATCTCGGCTAACACGCCGCGGAGGGCGTCGGCCTGCCCTTTCGGGTGTGTCCGCCAATTGAACGGTGACGGCCGGATGAGTGACGCGGGGACACGCCGCAGTTCTTTGATCCGGTCCCGAATGTTCATACCCCGCACTATCGCCCGCCGCGTTGCCAGCCGGCGGGTGTTATCCGGCTGGCAAGGGTAGCATCTACTTTGAGGCTGCCGAAACGGTGTCGGCCCGGGCTCTCAACCCCGGGCCGACCGGTGCCGTTCGGCGAGTCCCCCCGTGCGGCC